CCCGAGTCGTCGGGACAGGAGGCCCCCGAGTCGTCGGGACAGGAGGCCCCCGAGTCGTCGGGACAGGAGGCCCCCGAGTCGTCGGGACAGGAGGCCCCCGAGTCGTCGGGACAGGAGGCCCCCGAGTCGTCGGGGCAGGAGGCCCCCGAGTAGTTGGGACAGGAGGAGACTGAGTTTTCATTATAATACTATTATAAAAAAAAGAGTGTCAAAAAATACAAATGGAAGTATACACAGACGGAAGTTGTCTCGGAAACCCTGGACCAGGTGGCTGGGCTGTCGTAGCCCCTGATTTCACCTTGTCTGGTGGTCTTGAACATACTACAAACAATGCAATGGAGCTTACAGCTGCGCTCAAGTGTCTCGAACACACTGGGAAACAAACGATAACAATTTACACCGACAGTTGTTACCTCAAGAATGGCATTACAAAGTGGGTCAACGGCTGGAAAAAGAATGGATGGAAAACGGCTGGCGGTCAGCCAGTCAAGAACAAGGAACTTTGGACCGAGATTGACAAGCTCAATGGTCCTCATGTACAGTGGCAGTGGGTCAAGGCGCACAACGGTCACCCCTTCAATGAAGCCGCTGACAAGTTGGCACACGAGACTGCACTTTCTTTTCAAATAAACAAATGAGTCACATTCTTACCAAGAAGAAGAATGACCGAAAGCGTTCAGAAGATTTCCCACCTCGAACACATCCTCAAGCGCCCTGATTCCTATGTAGGCCCGACTGAAAAAACGTCTGAGCAGTACTGGGTCTTGGAAAATTCCAAGTTTGTTCAGAAGAATCTGAGTTACTCACCCGCGCTCCTAAAAATATTTGACGAAATACTCGTCAATGCAATCGATCGCAACTCTTTGTTTCCAAAACTTGTCAAGAGTATCTCAGTCACGGTTGACAAGGAATCTGGAAGCATTTCGGTTGAAAACAGTGGACCCCTCGGTGGAATCTCTGTTCTCAAAAACGAAAAGGAGGGCATCTGGAACCCTGAACTCACGTTTGGTCACCTTTTGACCAGTACAAATTATGACGACACCCAGAACCGTGTCGTGGGTGGACGCAACGGGTACGGTGCAAAACTCGCAAACATTTACTCGACTCTCTTTGACATTGAGATACTTGATTCCGAAAACAAGCTCAAGTACACCCAAACGTGGACGAACAACATGTCAAAAGTTCGTGAACCTGGTATCAAAAAGTACTCGCTCGCAAAGTCGAGTGTCAAAATCACCCTTGTACCGGACTGGAAAAGGTTCGGTATGAAAGGTCTCGACGAAGACTTTTTTAGGGTCATAGAAAAGAGGGTCTACGACGCGGTCGTGTGCACCAGTTCAAACTGCAAAGTGTCCTTCCAGGGTCAGGTCCTGGAACAAATGTCTACTGAGGACTATGCCAAGATGTACCTCCCAGACGGCGTACAGGTTGCGACCCTCAACACCGAGAGGTGGTCTGTCACCGTTGCGCCAAGTGACGGTTTTCAGCAAGTGTCGTTCGTCAACGGCGTCTGCACGACCAAAGGCGGCACTCACGTCGACCACGTTGTATCAGCGCTCACGGGTGACATCATAGAAGAACTCGCGTCGAAGAAGCTTCCTCTGAAGCCCCAGCACGTCAAGAATACCTTCTTTGTGATGGTTCGTTCGACCCTCGTGAACCCAACCTTTGGGAGCCAGGTCAAGTCTGAGTGCACGTTGAAACCGTCGGAGTTTGGCAGCCGGTTCGAGTCGACGCCAAAGTTTGTCAAGAGTGTTCTCAAAACCGGTATCCAGGACGACATTCTTGCAGTGGCCAAGGTCAAGGAGCTCAAGGAGCTCAAGAAGACGGACGGTTCGAGGAGGTCGGTCATCACGGGCATACCAAAGCTCGACGACGCAAACTTTGCGGGCACGGCGCGGTCGGAGCGGTGCACGCTCATAGTGACGGAAGGGGACTCTGCCAAGACTCTTGCCGTTGCGGGGCTTTCTGTCGTCGGGAGGGACTGTTACGGCGTGTTTCCTCTGAGGGGCAAGTGCAAGAATGTTCGCGACGCGAGCGTCAAGCAGCTCGTGGCGAATCAGGAGTTTAACGACCTCAAGAAGATTCTGGGGCTCCAACAGGGCAAGGAGTACAAGTCTCTGTCCGAGCTCAGGTACGGCAAACTCATGATTATGACGGACGCGGACAATGACGGGAGTCACATCAAGGGTCTCATTCTCAACATGATTCATTACTTTTGGCCGAGTCTCCTCACGCTCAACTTTGTCGTGAGCATGGTGACGCCAATCATCAAGGCGACCAAGGGGTCGGTCACGGAGTCGTTTTACACCGACTCGGCGTTCAGGACGTGGTACGAGAAGGAACCCCGAGCGTCGTGGAAAATCAAGTACTACAAGGGGCTCGGGACGTCGACGTCTCTCGAGGCGCGCGAGTACTTTAAAAAAATCAAGGAGCTCACGGTGTCGTTCAACGTCAACGAAGAGACTGCCGAATCGATTGTTCTTGCGTTTGACAAGGGCAAGGCGGACGAGCGCAAGCAGTGGCTCCTTGACAGCTCGGAGAAGAAACCTTCCGAGCTCGAAGTGCGGTACGGCGAGATTTCGCACCTCCAGGTTTCGGAGTTTATTCACAAGGACCTCGTCAACTTCAGCCTCGCGGACCTCAGGCGTTCGGTTGCGCACATGTGCGACGGTCTGAAGCCTTCACAGCGCAAGGTTCTCTACTCGTGTTTCGAAAAGGGCCTCAAAGAGGAGATGAAGGTTGCCCAGCTTGCTTCGTACGTGTCTGAAAAAACGTCGTACCACCACGGGGAGGTGTCGCTGGCGGAGACAATCGTAAAGCTGGCGCACGATTTCACCGGGTCGAACAACGTGAACCTCCTCGAGCCGTGCGGACAGTTTGGAACGAGGCTCATGGGCGGCAAGGATGCGAGCCAGACGAGGTACATTTTCACAAAGCTGAGGCCCGAGGCCCGACAGCTGTTTGACCCGACGGACGATCCGGTTCTCACGTACCTGAACGACGAAGGGAAACAGATTGAACCCGAGTTTTTCGTTCCGGTTCTCCCGACCGTCCTCATCAACGGCACGGAGGGAATCGGCACGGGCTTCAGCTGTTACGTTCCGCCGTACAACCCAAAGGACATTGTCGAAAACATCAAACGGTTCTTGGACGGCAAGGGACTCGTCAAGATGGTTCCGTGGTTCCGCGGGTTCAAGGGTACCGTGACGCAAGACCCGACCAACGAAAACGTGTGGACCATGAGCGGCGTGTACACTGTCAAGGGGTCGACCGTGACGGTCACGGAACTACCCCCGGGGCGCTGGATACAGGATTACAAGGAGTACCTCGACGAACTGTGCGAAAAGAAGATTGTCTCCGGGTACAAGAATAATTCGACGACGAGCGACGTCTCCTTTGAAATTGAGGGGTACCAAGGGACTGACCCCGAAAAGGACCTCAAGCTGAACAAGAGCATCCGGACCAGCAACATGCACCTGTTCCACCCCGTTTCGGGAATCAAAAAGTACGCGAGCGCCGAGCAGATACTTGCAGACTTTGTCGAAATCAGGGTCAAGTACTACATGTTGCGCAAGAAGCACATGATTGACTCCCTGACGACCAAGGCGCTCGTTCTGTCAAACAAGGCGAGGTTTGTCCGGCAGGTGGTTGACGGCGACCTCATAATTTTCAAGCGCAAGAAGAGTTCGCTGGAAGAAGAGCTCATGCGCAAGTTTGGCGCGTTTGATTACCTCCTCGACATTAAAACGTACCAGTACACCGAAGAGGCGATTGCAAAACTCACACGGGAGTCTGCACAGGCTCTCGAGGAGCTCGAGGAGCTCAAGGAGACCAAGATTCTCGATTTGTGGAAAGTAGACATTAAAAATATGAGTTACTAGTAGGGTATGTCTGAGACATGCAAACCAGAAGAAATAGTCGGAAAAGCTGGGACGGGTGCGATGTTGTCCCTCGACGCGATAGGGCTGCAAGATACCTTTTTGACGAGCAACACCGGAAACTCTTTTTTCCAGTTTCAGAGCACCCGGCACACGCAGTTTACCCAGTACTCTGCGAGTGTTCAAACGAACAGCGACAAGTCTACAAACTGGCCCTTTAACCAGGTTCTCCAGGTTCTCCTTCGACCAAAAGAGATGGGTGACATTCTCCAAAACATGTACATAAAGTGCACGCTCCCGTCGCTCGCTGGGCTGGAAGGGAATCCGCAGTACTGCGACGACGTCGGCCTCGCCATGATTAACCAGATTCAGCTGGCTGCGGATGACACTATACTCGAAGTCGTAAAGACGGACTGGAACGTCGTGTACACAGAGCTGTACTACACGGTGGAAGAAAAAGCCATCTTTAAAAAACTGATAAACGTAGACTCAATCAACGGGGGTGAGCTTGTCATTCCCTTGCACTTTTTCTTTT